ACAACTCCGCTTCGACCTGTGCGTCGGTCTCGATCTCTCGGACGGTGCCGGGGCGTGGTGCTTTCGCCATCGTGGTTTCTCCTCTTGGGCAGTGGTAAGGGTGGGCAGTTCTCGCACCGGGCCGAGGGGAGGTCGACCCGGTGCGCCCCACTGCCCGTGGGGGACTAGAGGCGCCGACGAAACGAGGCGTCTACGATCTCGGTCGTGGCCGACGTGGGGTTCTCGTGTCCGCAGTGCGGGCATCGCTGGTTTGTGCCTGCCGACATGGCGCTAGGACCGACACAAGAGGACGTGCGTGTGGCGGCGAGGAAGGCCAAGAACGCCGCACGGGTCAACCGGAAACGCAAGCGGTTCGAGGCCGGGCTAGTTGCCGACCAGGCACTGGCGACCGCACAGGCCCGACGGTGCCCACGGTGCGGGGCAGGGGGACTACATGACGCACCAGCGTCATGGCAGCCAGACCCGTGGAGCGCAGCCGACGAGCGATGGTGGGACGGCCGCCAGTGGACCGGCCAGACCCGCTGACTCAGAAGGCGCCGGTACCGGTGCCGATAGACGAACGCCGCACAGGCGAACCCGACGGGAACGCACGCGCCGCGGCCTTCTCGAACGCATCGCCGAACGCCTCGACGATGTCGTCCTTCGACTCGCGGATGGCGGGGTTGACTGCATACGGGCCGCCGGCGCCGCCGACCTCCCAGGAGTTCCCCACCCATGCCGGGAACTGCTTGTACTGGAGCGCACCGAAGAAGGCGCCCTGTGCGAACGGCGGGCTGTTGCGGACGGCGATTTTCGCCGCGCGGGATTCCGCGGCGCCGACGATCGCACCAGCGGCCTTCGCCTGCTGCGCGTTGTCCGTCATCCCCTTCGCCTTGTCTGCGACATGGTCGGCGATGGCACGGTGCGTTGCCCGCAGGTAGCGGCCCCACCCGTCGCCGGCCTGGTTCAACGCCCGCTGGAACTCCTTGAAGCCCTCCAGGCGCACCATGCCGCCACCACCGCCAACCTTCGCCATCAGGTCGGGTTGGTGTCCGAGTTCACCATCACAGCAGTGATCGCCGACGCATCAGTCGACGAGGCCGTGCACTTGAACGGCACCGACAACTCGGTGATGCCACGACCGCCGACCTCAGGGGTCGACCCGTCGTAACGCACGTTCATCGTGATCGTCACCGACACAGCCACACCCGCCGAGATGGTCAGCACCAGCGCGTTCTCGGTGCCGTTGCGGAACAGGTTCATCTGCGTCAACGACTCGAACTCGCACGTCATCTCGCCCTCGTAGGTCCGCAACTCGGCCTCGAGCGGCTCAGCGATCAACGGCGACCCAATGAACCGGCGTCCCGTGTCCAGCCCGTTCATCCCCTTCAGCGTGATCTCCTTCACCGCGGCAGCAGAGCCACCCACGGTCACCGAGGCGTGCTTGAACGTGAACGGGGTAGCGACGCCGGAACCGTAGGAGGCCGTCGCCAACGAGGTCCCGGTGGCCAACTCCCGGCCAGACACCGACACGCCGAGGGTGACCAACTCGCCGGCCTTCGCAGCCAGTTCCCACTCGGTGACCTTGCACCCGGCGAAGGTGAACGGCTGCACCGTGCCCGACACGTCCGGCTTGCCGATCTGCAACGTGAAGTGGTCGTCGGCCATGTCGCCCGGCGTGAAGGTGTGCGTGTACGGGCCGGACCCCGAGGTTGCCAGCCCGCCGAACATGTGGCGGAACCACAGGCCGGCGCCCTGCTGGTAGAGCTCCATGCCGAGGTCGCCGGAGATCTCCACGTCGCCGGGCGCCCACTGCGGCGAACGCAGCACCCGCGCTCCGGGGACGATGCCGGCCGACTCCATGCGGGCGATCTGCTCGGTCATCGACTCCGAGATGATCGGGGTGAACCGGTCGACGGTGACGGCGGTCCCGTAGGTGGATTCCGTCTTCAGCCCGCATTGCGCGGCGAGACCAGACTTGAGTGCCATCGGTCAGTCCTCCTTCTTGGCGGCCGTGACGGCCTGCCAGATGTCTGCCTGTGCGAGCAGGCTCTTGGCGATGTCGTCGTCGACCTCGACCACGCCTTTGTCGTCGGTGACCGTCCCGGCCACGGTGATGGGCGCGACCGATGGGCCGGTGTAGCGGAGCTTCTTCACGGTGACCTCCGAGGTCATGTGGGTCTGTCGAATCAGGAAGGCGTCAGGCGGGCGGTGAACTCGACCACGCACTCGAAGCGGGAGCCGTGGCCCTGGCCGTTGCCGAGGAACCCACGCTTCAACGTCCAACTCACGAGCACCGCCTCGAACCGGCCCGACACCCCGAGGTCCACGTTGTTCGCCAACACCGACTGCATGCGGGTCAACAACTCGACCGCACGGGTATCGGCCGCCAACTGCGTTCCGGCAGTGCCAGGCTTCAACACCTGCACGATCACGGTCTGCTCGATCACCTCGTCGCGGTGAAGGTTTCCCCCGGTCAAGATCGGGATGCTCTCGTCCTCGTCGGCGTCCCCGATCCAGATCGCCTCGTAGTCCCCGTCGGTCGACTTCAGGTCCTCAGGGACGACGGGGGCGTCGTAGCTGATGTTCACGCCGGCGGCGGCCAGCACACTGTCGGCCTGGAGGGCGGTGATGAGCGCCGAGCAGGCGATCACGACGGAGGTGCCGACGGTGGTCACGCGACCCCCGGCATCTCGGTGATCTCGTCGAGCACGGCGTCTCGGACCGCCTTGGTGATCATGCTGATCGGGAAGTTCTGCGCGGGCACATCGAACTCGCCGAGCAGCTGGGTGCCGGACTCCATCGTGCGCCACAGGTTCTTCAGCGCGATCCCGGCCGCCTCCTTGAACACGGCGTCCACCGCTGCGGTGTTCGCAGCGCGACCCGCGACGTAGGTGACCTTCACGGCCTCGGGCCCGAACGGGAACCACGACCCGCACCCGGACGTCCGCCGCCAGATCACCCCGTTGAACACCGCTGTCGGGGTCGACTCCCACCGCTCCGGGAGGTACCCGTCGGCGGGTTGGGTGTCGAAGTCCTCGAGGGTGAGGACGGTGGGGGTGGTGGCGTCGTACTCGGTGACGGTCGTGAACGACGCGACCGGCCACCGGCGCACCCGGACCGACGGGCTCCCGCCGGGGTGGACCTCGTCGGTGACGGTGCGCTGCACGATCGGCCCGCACAGCCGGTCGAGCCGGCGGGAGACGGCGGTGATCTTCTGCGCGAGGGCGGTGTCCTGCGACGTGTCGGCCGCGCCGATCCCGACGGCCGACTTGCCCTCGGCGAGGGTGAGCACGTCGAGGGTGTCAGCCACGTCAGCCGCCGTTCGTCAGGATCACGGCCAGGATGGCGAAGTCTTCGGCGAGGGTGTCGTTCGTAGCGTCGTCGCCGACACGAGTCAGCGGGAACTGAGAGAACTGCAACCCGGCCAGCGCACCAGAACCAGGCGACCACGACAACGGGGTCGGGAAGTCGAGCTCTCCGAGGAACGAGGCAGCCACAGCGATGGTCACGTCGTTGTCGCCGTCCTCGAAGCCGAGACGAAGCCGCACGTTGCCGGACCCGAATGACTCCGCCAGGCCGAGGATGGACACCGCCACCGAAGGCCACGACGAGGGAGCGAACAGCGCCATCGCCGCTTTCTCCTTCGTGGCGTCGTCGAACGCCAGACCGGTGTGCGCGTAGTTGTTCGGGAACGTCCCGGTCGCGCCGGGCACGAACGAACCAGCCGTGTAGATGACCTTGTCCTGGCCGAGGCTGATGCCGCCACCGAACCCCATCAGCCCACACCCTGCCGAAGCACACGAACCTCACACGTCGACGCTGCGACGATGCCGTACAGCACCTCGCCGCCGGCCAGGCCGTTGATCGACACCGATGCGTTGGCGGCCAACGGCACACCGGTCGAGGTCGTCACGCCGGCCGGGCCGAGGTACACCGTCGCCGCGCCGACGTTGGACACGAGCAGCGACTGGCCGTCAGCGTCGGACGCGTGGAGAGCCGTCGCCGTGGTTGCCACGGTCACGGGCGCGCTCGCAAACGCCACAGCCCTCAGCGCTCCTCGGGCGCTTCGACGACGGCCTTGCGGGCCCGCTTGGCGGGCGACGCACCGGCGACACGCTCGGCGTGACCGAGGGCCTCGAGGGTGGCGGCCTCGCCGTCAGGGACGTCGAGCTCTTCGCCCAGGTCGGGCCAGGCGACGCCGTCACGGGTGCCGGACAGGCGGGCCAACATCTTCACTCGCGCCATCAGGGCGCCTCCTTCGGTCGGGGTGGGGGGTGGTGCCCTGACGGGGGCCGGGTCACATGGACCCGGCCCCCGTCAGTCAGGCGGGTCAGGCCTGGATGAGGTGCTTCACCGCGCCGGTGGTGTCGATCAGGTCACCGTCGGTGCGGAGGATGAACCGGAACGTCGCGAGGTCGTTCTGGAAGGCGAAGTCGTCCGACCGCTCCACCCGGACGCCGTTGACGTCGCGGATGTAGTAGGCGGAGAAGTCGCCGAACACGACCGACTTGAGGCCGGTGGTCGCCGCCGGCATGTTGACGTCGACCACGACCGGGCGGCCGAGGAGGGTGTCGACCTCACCGGAGATCAGGCCCGGCGACCAGAGGTACTGGTTGGTCGAGTCCTTCAGCTTGCGGACCAGGGCGACGGTGGCGTCGGCCATCATCCACGTGCCGTTCTGCCGGTAGCCGTGGATCACCGAGTAGAAGAGGTCGATGAGCTCGTCGGTGGTGATCGCCGCGGCGCCGGCGGCGGTCTTGCCGAGGGTCGAGGCGGGCACGACGCCGAGCGGCTTCGAGGAACCGTCGCCGGCCACGAAGTGGGCGCCGGACCCGTTGCCGAGGGCGCGACCTCCCTGGCGGGCCAGGAAGTCGGCCACGTCGACGCCCTCGTCGGTCAGGAGCTCCGAGGAGACCTGCACGAGGATGGCGTACTTGAACGCCCCGAGGGTCACCTGACCGAAGCTGGGGTCCGACTCGGTGATCGACCCGGCCTCGGCGATCAGCGACGCCGTCGAGTAGCCGGCGGTCTTGGGGACCTGGAGGTTCTCGCCGGACTCGGTGGTGAGCACGGTCACGTTGGTCTGCCGGATGGCGGACGAGTCGATCATGTGCTCCTGGAGCATCGAGTGGAACGACGTGGGGACCACGTTGGCGCCGGCGCCGGCCGACAGCTTCGACAGGTCGCGGGACTCGGCCCGGAAGTCGACGGCGCGGACCTCGCCATTGACCAGCTTGCGGAGCCGGTCGACGTCGGTCTCGACGGCGTCGGGGGCGGGGGCGCCGCGGCGGGCGAGGTCGTCGCCGAGGGAGCGGGCCTCGTCGGCCGCCTTCTCGCGGTCGATCAGGTCCTTGACCTCACCGATGCGCTTGTCGAGGGCGTCGAGGTCGGTGTTGAACCGGGCCCAGGTCTCGTCGGCCTCGCCGGTGAACTCCCGGCCTTCGGCTTCGACGGTGTCGAGGTGGGCCTTGGCCTGCTCCCACACGTTGGCGCGCTGCGCGAGCAGCGAGTTGAGGATGTCCATGATGGTGTGCCCTCCTGGGGCGTGTGGCGGCCACCCGGTCGCCCAGGGGTCGCTCTCGATTGGTTGGTGTGCCTGGATGCGTTGCTCGCTGTCCCGGCCCTGCGGGGTGCCGCCCTCAGGCGGCGGGGGTGCGCCGGTCTGCGAGGAGCAGACGGGCGCGGGCCACCTCGATCGACGGATGCGTTGCTCGCTGTCCGTCGGTGTCGGTGAGGTCTTCTTGGGGGCCCCCGATGATGAACGCGCGGAGGTCGTCCGCTTCGAGGATCTGGTCGATGGAACGGGACTCGTTGACCAGGCCGGCCAGCGCCTCGCGGCGGGCCGCCGGGTTCGACCGCAGCCCGGACTCGGAGTCGAGGTACGCGGGGAACGTGACGGGTCCGGTGTCGAACATCTGCATCGACTTGATGGTCCGCAGCGGGAAGTCGGAGTCGGTGACACCCCACTCCTGGTCGATCACCCGGAAGGAGAACGAGGCCCCGGTGATGTCGCCGCGCTTGGCCGAGACGACGAGGTCACGGCCGACGGTGGTGTCGGGTACGTCGATCTCGAAGCGGAGACCGACGTTGTCCTCGAAGAGGCGCATGGTGCCGGACTTGTTGCGGCCGAGGAGGAGGGACGGGTCGTGGTTCAGCAGGCCGCGGATGTCGTCCTCGACGATGGCGCGGCTAGCTGCGCCCGGCGCGACCTGCTCGACGAACCCGCCGAGGTTCTGGCTGTAGCGGTTCCACACGGGGGCGTGACCGACGATCACGTCGCCGGTGTCGCCGGCCCGCACCTCGAAGTCGCCCTTGATGTGTCGTCGTTCCATGGTCGGTGCTCCTCAGGTGTCGCCCGCCACGAGGGCGAGGTCTGCGTCGGGGTCGAACAGTCGTGGCGGATCGGTCGCGCGGGTGGCCGCTGGTTCCATGTTCAGCGGGACGAGGTACTGGGCGCCGGCCCCGTTTGGGAGCGGCGGCTGGTCCTCCATGCGGCGGATGTCGTCCACGTTGAGCCAGCCCCACTGGCGGCCCACGGCGTAGGCCTCGAAGCGGGTCTTCGCGTCGCCGCGGAGGAGGCCGTTCACGTTGAACTTCACGAACTCGCCGGGCGGGAGGAGCTGCGACAGGCGCTGCTCGACACGCTCGAGGTGCGAGCGCAGCGTGTAGGTCACGAACCCGATGCCCTGCTGCTCGATCCCTGTCCCCCACGAGGTGGACTTCTCGACGTCGCCGATCATGTGCGGCGGCACCCGGAACAGTCGGGCGATCTCCGACACCTGGAACTTGCGGGTCTCCAGGAACTGGGCGTGCTCCGGGTCGATCGTCATCTGCTTCCACTTCGCGCCGTCGGTCAGCACACCCGGCCGGTGCGCCTTCCCCGGCCCCGAATGGTGCTGCTCCCAACCGGCCTTCAACCGGTCGACCACGTCTGGGTTCAGCGGGCCGTCGACCTCGATGACTCCGCCGGCGTGCGAGCCCTGACCGAAGAACCGGGCGCCGAACTCCTCGGTCACCAGGCCCAGGCCGATCGCCTGACGGGCCCGCTCGATCGGCGACGCACCCTTCAACGCACCCGGCTGACGGTGCCCCTTGATGTGCAGCACCCCGCCGGTAGAACGGCGCGACCACGCGGGGGCCACGACTCGGACGCCGGGCTCCAACGTCACCTCGAACACCTTGACCCGATCAGGACCACGGAACGGCACCACCGAGCGAGGGTCGAGCGCCGCGACCACCTGCGGCTCCCCCATGCCGTCGACCTGCACCTCGACGTAGGCGTTGCCGTCCATCAGCAGCGAGGTGAACACGGCGTCGATGAACTCGAAGCGGGTGTCCTCGTCGTTCGGTGCGTCGAGCCACCCAGGCTGATTCGGAACCGGGCGGCGCACCTCGGCGTCGTGGACGAACGCCCCCAACGGCAGCCCCGCACCAGACTCGGAGATCAGCGACACGCAGGCGTTGACGGCCACCAGCCGCAGCGCCTGATCCTGACCCACCGGGACCCCGGCATGGGTCGGGCCGCCCGACACCCACGGCCCACCGGCGCCCCACACGTCCTGGAACGAGATCGAACGGGACTCGAACAGCGACCGGAGAAGGCTCAACGATCACCCCTGGCAGGAGGATCCAACGCGAGACCGAGAGCCACGAGGCCGACGCCGGCGAGGAACGCACCCACCCATGGGGCCAGCATGAACCCGGCCGCGGCGACCAGTACCAGCCCGACGACCTCGAGGACCGACGACACAGCAGCACGCATCAGTCCTCCTTCACAGGGTCACGAACTCGGGCTCACGGACTCGTTCTTCGAGCAGATCCGGCGGCGAGGCGAGCGTCCACAGCAGCATCACCAGCGACACCGCACCATCGATGTGGCCCTTCGACTTCGACTTCGACAGGGTGAACCCACGCTCACCCTCACGGCGGGCCGCGCCGTTCACGTGCGCAGCCAACGCCGGGTCACCGTCGTGAAGCACCCGGCCGTTCACGATCTCGTCCAGGGCGTACCCGCACGCCGGGCCCATCCGCTCCGGCGACTGCGGGAACTCCACCATGTTGAAGCCCTGCTCCTCGGCCATCACCGCAGGGAGCTCGAAGAACCGGGGGTCGTACGCGACCCACTGGATGCGGAACTCGGCGGCCAACGTCTCGGTGATGAACCGCCACACCTCGAGGTGATCGATCTTCCCGGCCCGGGCGGTGAAGAACCGGACCCGCACCACCTTGCGACCATCGGGCCGGACCTGCCCCCACGACACGGCGACGCTGTCGTGGCGCAGAGCCATGTCCACGGCGACACCGACCTCGGTGCCCGGCTTGATCTTCGTCTTCGGCTTCGCGCCCTGCGCCCACGCGCCCGGGTGCTCCTCGAGCCAGGACTCCTCGTCGGCGTCGGTGGGCAGGTTCCAGAAGTAGCGGATGCACTCGTGCTTCGGGACCTTCGGGTCGAAGAACCGCTCCACCCGGTCGGCCACGTCCCAGAACACGTCAGCGGCAGACGAAGCGGCACGGATCCCCGCCTCGACGTCGGCACGCTTCAGGGGGTCGAGGCCGTCGGGGGCCTGGCGGACGTGAGCGAGGAAGCGTGGGTGACGCTCCGGGTAGCGGGTCGCTTCGAGCGCCTGCGTGTACATCTTCCACCAGAGCGGGTCGGCGTCACGCGGCGGCGACGAGAACGTCCCGGCACCCACCGTCGACAGGTTCAGCACGCGCCCCTTGCGGCGCTTCATGATCGAGTTGGCGATGACCGTGTGGAGCCGGGCCTTGTTCCCGGTCCACTCGTGGATCTCGTCGGCGATGAACAGGGTGGGCTTGCCGCCGTCCTTCGTGCCGGCCTGCGCTGCCACCCGGAACAGCCGGCCCGGGCGGCCATCAGCGAAGAGGATCTCGGTGTCGAACACGTTGAAGAGCCCGGCCAGCGGCGACTCGGGCACCTCGGCACCCTTCGGGCCTCCGCACTTGGCCTGCACCGAGGCGAAGAGCTCGGCGGCCTGGTCGAAGCTGGCGGCGGCGATCGGGACGTTCGGCGAGCGGGGGGCGATCACCGGCGGGCCCGCGAACTCGAGGGCGCCGACGGCGGAGCAGAAGTCGGTCTTGCCTTCACCCTTCGGGCAGCAGATGAACGCTTCCCGGTACCGCCACTCCGGCGGCTCCGGCTGGAGGTGCGCCGGCGGGACCCGGCCAGCGCGAAGGTGATCGACCCACGCCTGCGAGTCGGGGGTGAGGGTGCCGGGCTTGTACTCGTACCAGCGCCACACGATGAGGCGCTGGTCGTCGGTGAGGCGCATCAGCCGGCCGAAGTAGTCACCCTCGCCGCAGATGGCCCTCGACTCGATCCACAGCTCGGCGATGTCGCCCAGCGACGGCCAGAGATCAGGCTTCGCGCGCCCTGCCCTCGATCGCTTGGCGGGGGTCTTGCGGGACCGGGGTGGGGCCGCTGTTGCTGCCACCGTTCAGCCTCCGGTTGATCTCGTCGAGGGACCGAGCCGCGTCACCGAACTTGATGCCCAGGTCCAAGCGGCGCTTCGGGCCCCGGCCGAGGACCGACTCGTCGCGGCGGGCCTCGTCACGCAGGCCCTGCGCGTGCTTGAGGAGCGGGTTGATGACCAGCTGGCCGGTCGACCCCGCGACCATCGGCTCCGCGCGGCCGGCGGCTTCGAACTTCGCCGCCTGATCGAGCAGATCGAAGCATCGACGAACGATCGGGGCCTCGGACTCGGGTTCGATGAGGCGGGCGACCTCGGACCCCCACCAGGCCTGCCACTCGGCGACAGTCGCCTCGGACCAGCCCTCGTCGGGGTCAGGGACAGCGAGCTCGGCGTCGAGCGGGGTGACGAGCTCGAGCGACGGCGGGTCAGCACCCTGGCGGCGGTCGTCGGCAACACGAGGTCGGCCCACGTCGTCACCCCCGGTCGGTTCAAGCTCTGGCGGCGGCGTGACGAGCGGTCGCGGCCCGCCCGCCGTTGCATGGGTTACACGACGGCACCAGGTTGGTCCGCTCGTTGTTCAGCTTGTCGTCGTCGAGGTGGTCGACCACCAGCGCAGCGATCGACTCCGGGTAGGTCAGTTCCCAACTCACGGGGGCACCGCACCAGTGACACGAGTGCTCGCCAGGGCCGATGGACTCGAAGAGCACCAGGCGGTGTTCGTAGACCTCGCCGCGGCGTTGGCCAAGGAGTGGCCAGGTCGGCTCACCAGCCAGTACCCAGATGAGGACCGGCGGCGGTCGAGGAGTGAGCGGACGGCATGCGGATCACCGTGGCTCAGTCTCGCGAGTGGCTGCGAAAGGACCTAGACCGGTTCGAGGCCCTTGTCGAAAGCGCCGTGAAGGTGCCGCTCAGCGATAACCAGTTCGCCGCGCTCGTCTCGTTCGCCTTCAACGTCGGGGAAGGCAACTTCCGCAAGTCCACGCTGCTCAAGAAGCTCAACAAGGGCGACTACGACAGCGTACCGGCTGAGATGATGAAGTGGGTCAACTCCAAGGGCAAGCGCATGTCCGGCCTCGTCAACCGGCGCACTCAGGAAGGCGCACTATGGGGCAAGGGCGAGTTTGTCGCCAGTGGCTCAGTGGACGCGAAGCCCGAAACCAAGCCCATCGTTGACAAGGAAACCGTGAGCTGGGGCGCCGGCATCCTCGCATCGCTCAGCGCGGTCTTTGCGGGTTCCGGCCCGGTCCAATGGGCTCTGTTCGTCGTAATCATCGGCGGGTTCGGTATCGGCGCATATCTGTTCCTAGCCAAGAGGCTCGCCCCGAAATGATCCGCTGCGCTCTTTCTTCCGACCCGTTCTGGTGCCTGTGGGGCTTGCTCCCCTCGTGGGCACAGTGGGGCATCGTCGGGTGCATCCTGCTCATCCTCGCCGGGGCCGCCTTGCGGCTCTACAGCCTCGCCAAGACGTTCGGCGGCTGGCCTGCGGCGGTGGGCGCTCTCGGGCTTCTTGGCATCGTGGCGGCCGTCCTATGGCCCAAGAAGGGCAAGCCCGTCGAGACGGATGAGATATTCCCCGATCCCGACCAGCCCAAGCCGCGCAAGAAGCGCCCGACCATCTTCGACGGCATCCGCAAGTGACCTTCAAAGCCACCCTCGCAACTGCGATTTCCGAGGTCGTCAAAGAGGGCAACTTCGCCCCTGTCGACAAAGGCATGTCGGATGAGCT